AAAGAGGTGAATCAAAAACTTTTTTTGTCAATAGAACAAAAATTGAAAATGATGATGAAATAATAGGGTGGCAAAGAATGTCTTTTTGTTCAGAATTTATAAATGCTGCAACAAAAAAACACTTTAAAGAGTGCAAAGATAGCGCCAAAGGGATAAAAGGAGATTTTTTAACATATACAAAAAATATATTTACAACAGACAATATATCATCATCAAAGGTTAATGTACCAACTGGGATACCTTTAACTAAAAGTTTGAAAGGTGTTTATCCAGGATTATTTTCTGTTCCTCTGTCAGATTCGATATATTGGAACATACATGACTATTATACATCATCAGAAACATATGAAAACATATTATCTAAAAATTTAAAGAATAAGGTATTTGAAAAGATATCAAATGAATCCAAAGGAATAGAAATGGTGGCTGATAAAGAAGTTATAGATATGGCTAATATAATAAAGAAAAATTATTTTTTAGATAAAAACTTAAGAAATATTGATTTAAATCAAGATTTTAAAATTTTTGATATAAATTACCAGAATAAAGACAATTTAAATAAATACGGAAATAAAAATGTACTTCTTACAGATAGTATTGAAGTAAGTAATATTAAAAAATATATTGATGATGGTGTTAAAACAAATTTCCAATTTAAAATGAGAGTTCAAAGTGAGCCTTCTCAATTAGAACTAGCAAATTATTTATTAGTTAAATATCCAAATATTGTAATATTAACACCCAATAACAAAATACAGACAGGGTATGGTAAAAGACAATTTTATCAACAAACTAGTAATGGTAGAGATCAAAATGCTATTTTGGATGCAGGGTTTAAACCATACTTAACAGCTAGTAAATATGATTTAATAGTAACGTCAGGAGATGAAAAGTTTATACAAATAGAAGAAGATATAAAATTTGTTTACAATCCTTTATATGGAGAAATATTTAATAAGTCATCAGGAGATGAATCAAAATATGGTGATGAATATCCTTTAGAAGCATTTGAATGTCTATTCCAAGCTTTATATGAGTGTGAATATTTAAGTTTGAGTCAAAGAAACTTTGCTTCAGGTTGCATGAAAACTATGAGAGGTAGGTATCATTTAATGCCTTGGGCTTCACAAAAGCTTTTTAAAGATACTAATGAGAAAATAAAGAAAGAAGTGAGAATTTCTGAAGGTAGATTACAAACATTTGAAATAGTTAAAAATCTGATAGATTTGTCAACATCAAATAACAAAAAGGAATTTACAGATTGGGGGATATTTGCTACTGCTATATTAGAAAACGAAGGGTTTTTTAAACAACCAGGTTTTGCATTGGGTGTATTTAATGTGACATCAACATGTTTGACAGTGTTGCATCTAATGTTAAATGATGACATACTATCTTGGATTAGTAAAGATTTAATAGGTAAAGGAAGGGGACATTCAGATGATAGCTTACAACTAGCTAGATTACCTAGGGTTACTAATGAGTATTATATAAAATGGGATGCTGAAAAAACAGTAGATTTCCTGATGGAAACTGATGGTAGAACAGTAGATTTTATCGAATTAAAATTGTGGAACAGAAATTTTACAAAGTATATAGATTTGAGAGACATAACTTGTTTGTGGATCACATCATGTTTATTAAGTCCAAGATTAGTTGGGCAGAGACCTTCTTTATTAAAATGGTTTTTTGGACCAATTGGTGAAGTTTTACAAGTCATATATAATAAAAATGGATCCCATGTTCCATTAATAAGATATACATCATCAATATTCAGAGATTTACCTGGTCAATCATATGCATCAGATTTAGTTGATGCTACTAATAGAATCCAACCTATTATAAGATGTGGTGGAAATATGCAATGTTGTGCAGAAATAATGCTTGCAACTAATTGGATGTGTAGAATGAGATTTGGGAAAGAAACAGATGAAATAAGATTTGATACGTTACCTTCTCTTTTTGGAGGGTGGTTTGCAATACCAAGTGAAATATTAGAATTTGGTTCAGAAGCTAATACTATCAGATTATTATCAAGTTGTCAAAGTAATCATATATTGAAAAGAGAATTATCGTTAATGCTTATGACAAAAGAAGTTTGGAATTTTGGTGCTGAATTGAATAGTTTTAAAATAGTAGAAAAAGTTAACGATTTGATAAAGAATGATTTAACAAAGGAAAATGAGCAATTCGGGTCAGTCATCCTTAAAGATGACTTCACAACTGTAGCTGATTCTTTTGTAGATTTTCTTATAGTACATTCTAGAAATTTAAAAGCTTTAAAGTCATTTTCAACACAATATAGTCTTTATGAAGATATTGTCAAATTAGTCAAAGATGTATCAGTAAGTATTATAAATAAGGGTGTAAAAGAGTTAGTAGAAAAAGATTTATTACAAATGGATAACAACAATACAAAATCTGCAAAAAATAAAGAGACAGCTGAATTAAAAGAGATTTATTATGAACTTTCTCCATATTTCTTATATAAACAAGAGAATTTTGGTATGAAACTAGTAAGACACTTAGAAAAATTTACTAAGAGAAGTTTCCAACATGCAATGTTCAGGACAACAATAGCAACACAAATGGTAAACAGGTGTGGCTATCCAAACAGAACAATGACTGTGCCAATAAGACCAGAATTTTACCCTACAAATTTTAAAGACAATATATGTACA